GAGCTGTACTATCTAACAGCATAAATACCTAATCAAATAGGTATACGTAAATGGCCATTGTACAAATCTCTAGAATTACCAACCGTAAAGGGTTAATAGAAAACCTGCCGCAGCTGGCTGGCGCTGAATTGGGCTGGGCTGTTGATACTCGACAGTTGTTTATCGGTAACGGTACATTGCAAGAAGGTGCCCCAGTAATCGGAAATACTGAGATCTTAACAGAATTTTCAGACATTACAGCAGTCAGCAACTACACCTACAAAGACATTGCTGTTGGCTATGCAGCACAAACAGGTCCTACAGCCAGTGATCCAGTGGTACGCACAGTACAAGCCAAGCTGGACGACTTTGCAGATGTTAGAGATTTTGGTGCTGTCGGTGACGGTGCTGCTGATGACACAGCAGCCATTAATCGTGCCTTGTTCCAATTATACTGTGTAGAAGCCAACACACAGATCCGCCGTACTTTGTATTTCCCAGCCGGTACTTACAAAATAACAGAAACTATTATCGTTCCTGCCTATGCTAAATTAGTAGGCGAAGGTGCAAACTGTACCACAATTTATTTAGATACCAGCAGCGATATTTCCAGCTTGAGCGCATACGTGGCTCGCTACGGTGATAGCCTACAGCAGACCGGTGTCAACATAGGCAACAACGGTGCCACTGCTCCTACCAACATTGAAATCTCGTCAATGACATTTCAAACAGCAGAAGTCACTGATGTATTCTTAGTTGAAGATGCCACACAGTGTTACTTTGACAGCGTGAACTTTGTGGGCCCGTTGACCGCAACTGATATCATTGCCACCCCCAGTGCTGACAACATTGCCGGCGTGCGTTTTGCCAGCACAGTCAGCTTGGTATGTAATCAAATCACATTTGACAAGTGCCGTTTCCAAGGCTTAACATACGGTATCAACACAGATCAAGAAATCAATTCTGTCACAGTCAGCAATGGTGCATTTGTCACACTGTACCAGGGTATCTCTCTGGGTACTGGCACACCTGTCAACGGAGGCGCAACGGGATTCCGCGCAGTACAAAACTTGTTTGATGAAATATATTCTGAAGGCATTATATATGATAATGTTGATCTCAACGTATCAGCTTACAATGTATTCTACGATGTAGGTAATCAATATTCGTCCAGTCCTGCAACACCAGTTGTTTTGTTTGGCAGTGACAACAACGTGTCGATCAGCGACATGTTTGAACGCGACGATGTTGATGCACGGATAGAACCCAGAGTCGAAGTTACAGGTTCTGCCACCACTACTGGCACACAAATACAAGTGGGTCACTATGCCAGAGAGAATGGTAGAATCTTCACCCTGACAGATAACCAAAGTAATCAAACTATTTTTACAACCGACACATCCACTATCAAAGCCTACGAGATGACTTACACTATCATACGAGATACTGTAGTTCGTTTTGGAACCTTGGTTGTCACAGCAGGATCTGTATCGCCAGCAGTAAGCTATGCTGATGAATACACTGAAGATGCCAGCTCGGGCATTACTTTAAGTGTAACTAGATCAGGCGATGTAGTCAGTGTACTTTATTCAAGTACATCAACAGGTTTATCCGGAACCATAACATATTCCTTAGCACGACTAGCTTAATGTGGAAACACCTGTATCAAGAAAGACTTGCTGATTGGTATCATCTTCGGCAAGCAGCCTCTGCGGTAGAACTTCCTGAGCAGTTACAACTGATCAACACCTGGTGGTTCCGCGCACCTATTGTCAACAGAGTAGTAACGTGGGATAACCCAGCTGAATGGCCAACTCCCTGGGATTTATTAGTGAATAACGGCTATTGTGATCTTGCAAAAGCTCTCGGTATCGTGTATACTTTACTGTTGTTGGATCGTCAGCTATATACTGATCTTGAGATCATTTCAACAGGCCAAGACAATTTAGTCCAGATCGACTCTGGGAAATATATATTGAATTGGGCTCCTGGTGAAGTGTTAAATACCAACTCAACACCACTCACTGTGCTCCAACGTATCAACAGTAAAGATTTAGCAAGTTTTTTACAATAAGCGACAAATGACAATTCAAGTTCAAAAAAGAAACGGTAATCGTGAGCCTTTAAACATCGATAAATGGCAAGCGCAAATTACCAAAGTTTGCAGTGGCATAGCAGATGTAAGTCAATCGATGATAGAAATCAAAAGCCAGCCGCATTTTTACGATGGCATTACCACAAAAGAAATCGACGAAATAACTCTACGTGCTATAGTGGATTTGATTGATGTAGAATCCAATCCTGATGTGGGACATGTAAATTATCAATATGTAGCCGGCAAGCAACGCTTGAGTATGCTCCGCAAGGACGTATATGGTAGTTACGAGCCTCCTCGCCTGTACGAAATCGTTTGCAAGAACGTGGCAGCAGGTGTGTATACCAGTGAACTACTGACTTGGTACACAGAAGATGATTGGAATCGCATGGACGACATCATCGATCACGAGAAAGATGAACAGTACGGATATGCTGCAATCGAACAGCTGATCGAAAAGTATCTGGTGCGCAATCGTACCACAAAAGAAACATACGAAACTCCACAAGTGCGATACATGGTTGCGGCAGCAACAGTATTTCATCGAGAAGAACCCAACACAGTCCGTATGCGTTATATCAAAGAATATTATAATGCAGCGTCGGATGGCTTATTCACTCTTGCTACTCCTGTACTTGCAGGTCTTGGCACACCCACTAAGCAGTTTAGTAGCTGTGTTCTTATTCGTAGCGATGATAATCTTGACAGTATCTTTGCTAGTGGCGAGATGATGGCCAAGTATGCGGCCAAACGTGCCGGCATTGGCTTGGAGATTGGTCGCTTACGCCCGCTAGGCGCACCCATACGCGGTGGCGAGATCATGCACACAGGCATGATCCCATTCTTGAAAAAGTGGTTTGGTGACCTACGTAGTTGCAGCCAAGGTGGCATTCGTAATGCATCAGCTACAGTATTTTATCCCATATGGCACTATCAGTTTGATGACTTGATTGTGCTGAAGAACAACCAAGGCACAGAAGAAACTCGTGTGCGCTTCATGGACTACGGTGTTGTTCTAAGTGCGTTATTTTGGCGTCGCTTTAAGAACAAAGAAAACATTACCTTCTTTGATCCCAACGAAGTACCTGATCTGCATCAAGCTTTCTATAGCGATACAAAATTGTTCGAAGAGCTGTATGTCCGATACGAAAAGCGCAAAGACCTACGTAAGAAAACAATGAGTGCTGAAGAAGTATTCAAGTCGGGCTTGCTCAAAGAACGCACCGACACTGGTCGTATCTATCTTGTGTTTATTGACAACGTAATGAATCAAGGTCCGTTTGACCCTGAGTATCATACCATCTATCAAAGCAACTTGTGCTGTGAAATCTTATTGCCTACAGTGCCGTTCCAACGGCTCGATGACGACCAAGGTCGCATTGCCTTATGTACCCTGGGTTCTATCAACTGGGGTGCATTCCGTAACCCGGAAGACATGCGTCGTGCTTGTCGTATACTTCATCGCAGCTTAAACAACATCTTGGACTATCAAGACTTCTTATCAATACAAAGTAAACTAAGCAATGACGAGATTCGCCCCTTGGGTATTGGTATTACCAACCTGGCTTACTGGCATGCCAAACGTGGACTCAAGTACGGCGATGCCGATGCTTTAGCAGATGTTAAATCCTGGATGGAACATCAAGCGTTCTATTTGACAGAAGCCAGCGTAGAGCTTGCGGAAGAACGCGGTGCTTGCGATCACAGTAGCCAGACACGTTACGGACAAGGTAAGTTTCCTTGGGAATTACGTGCTGCCGGTGTCAACGAACTTGCAGACTTCACAGCAGAACTTCCTTGGGAACCATTGCGTGAACGCATGATTAAATCAGGTGTACGTAATGCCACGCAAATGGCCATTGCTCCTGTGGAATCCAGCAGTGTTGTTATCAACAGTACCAACGGTATTGAGCAGCCAATGAGCTTGATCACTGTCAAAGAATCAAAAGCCGGATCATTGGTACAGGTTGTTCCAGAATACCAAAAGTTGAAGAATCGTTATCAACTGATGTGGGAACAAACAGACTGTGTTGGCTATTTAAAGACTGCGGCAGTGTTGGCAGCTTATGTTGATCAAAGTATCAGTACTAACACTTTCTACAATCCGGCACACTGGGCAGATCGTAAAGTGCCAACTACATTGATTGCTAAAAACTTGATGCAGGCACACCATTGGGGTTTAAAAACATTCTACTACAGCTTGATCAACAAACAAGGCAGCAAAGCCGCAGCAGAAGATGCACCAGTGATGCTAGAAGCTGTTGATTTTGATGATGCAGAAGACTGTGAGGCCTGCAAACTCTAGCTATGAATAGTTTTGAAAAGATATGGGCCAGGGCAACTGGGCATTTGATGGGTAATACCGACGATGATCGACCAGATGTTCCTATTCTTACACTTAGAGAAGCTCGTATAGCACTGTTTCTTAAAACTTTTTGGGTCATTATACATGTGGTAACTTGCATTTTTATTATTGCAAACATACTTAAAAATTGGTAAATTATGAGCAACGCACAATACAACTTAAAAACAAAAACAGACTATCTAAATCGCAAGATGTTTCTGGATCCAGCAGGTCCGGTCACTATTCAACGCTTTGAAGAAGTCAAGTACAACAAGGTTGCCAACTTTGAAACTACAGCACGTGGTTTCTATTGGGTACCAGAAGAGATCAGTCTGACTAAAGATGCAGGTGACTTTAAGGATGCCAGCGATGCTGTCAAGCATATCTTTACCAGCAACTTGTTACGTCAAACAGCCCTAGACAGTTTGCAAGGGCGTGGCCCTGCACAGGTGTTTACACCTTGTGTAAGCCTGCCTGAGCTAGAAGCCCTAATGTACAACTGGAGCTTTTTTGAAACAAATATTCACAGTCGCAGCTACAGTCATATCATTCGCAACATCTACAACGTGCCCAAAGATGTGTTTAACACAATTCACGACACAGAAGAAATTGTGGGCATGGCGAGCAGCGTGGGCAAGTATTATGACTACTTACACAGATTAAACTGCCGCAAAGAACTCAACCCTGATAATGTCACAGAGAAAGAACACATTAAGGCAATTTGGCTAGCACTACACGCCAGCTATGCATTAGAAGCATTCCGCTTTATGGTTTCGTTTGCTACAAGTTTAGCAATGGTTGAGAATCGTATCTTTATCGGCAACGGCAACATCATTAGCCTGATCCTGCAAGATGAACTGTTGCACAAAGGCTGGACAGCTTTCTTGATCAATCAGGTGGTCAAAGAAGATCCACGCTTTGCTGAAATCAAGGCCGAGTGCGAAGCAGAAGTGTATGAAATCTACAAAGATGTTATCCGCGAAGAAAAAGATTGGGCTGTGTACCTGTTTAAGAAAGGTCCTGTAATTGGACTTAACGCCAATATCTTGATGGACTTTGTAGACTACACAGCAGTAGATGCGTTAAAACAAATTGGCATCAAGTATCAAGGCACAGCCCCACGTACCACTCCAATTCCTTGGTTTAACAAGCACACAGATATACACAAGAAGCAGTCAGCATTACAAGAAACAGAATCAACAAATTATGTAATTGGTGTCATGAGCGATGACCTTGATTACGATCAGCTGCCCAGCTTATAATCATGCCAGTCGCACAAGAATTTGTTTACAAGACCCAAGATGGACAGCCAGCTGTGCCACTACACAAATGGATAGAAACTCTACCCATGGCCGAGCAAGCTCAGTTTCGTGCTGCCGAACTACGACAGTTTGATTTGAGAGATCAGGCCGTTGCTCGCGGCGATCTTGTAGTGGTCGAAGGATCTGGTGCTGTCAATGACAGAGTATATGTTTGGAAAGACGAAACCACTGCTGCACAAGGAAAAGGAACTGATCCTGAATGGCTGGCATTTTTTACCCGATACCAAACGGAAAACGGCATCACGTTTGAATTGATAAACAAATCCATTTGATGTTGACACACTAAACAAAAACTGCTATAATTTAGACTAGGAAATTGATATGTTAACAGTATACACAAAAAATAATTGTCCATTTTGCGATCGTGCGAAAGCTTTGCTAGAAAGCCGCGGTGTAGAATATCGTACCATTAATCTTGAGGATCAACCTGACGCTAGAGATTTTTTAGTTGATCAAGGGTTGCGTAGTGTTCCACAAGTATTCAACGGTACAACATTGTTACAAGGTGGCTATCAAGGACTTGCTGGACAACCCGAAGAATTTTGGACACAACTTAAAGGATAACAATGAAGATTGAAAAAGACGAAATATTGGTTTTTAAATTAAACAGCGGCGAAGAGCTGATTGCCAAGATTGTGGAAGTAACTGATGGTATGTTTATTTTGAAACAGCCCATCAGCATGGCACCAACTCAGCAAGGCCTGCAAATGATGCCCAGCATGTTCAGCGGCAACTTGGACAAGGAAATTGTTCTGTATGGCGCAGCCGTTTCCATGATTGCTGACGCCAAGGATGATATCAAAACCAAATATATTGAAGTAACAACCGGCGTAGTAGTACCGCCGGAGAAGAAGATCTTAGTAGGTTAAGCGTTACGCTTGAACAGGAAAAACAATCTGTCTTGATCCTGTTTAAGAGTTTCTAGAGTTAAGTCGAACTGCTTGGCTAACTCGTAAGCAACATCGAAGGACCATGGGAAAATTTCAACCCATGGTCCATTTTTATGACTGTGTCCTGGGTTGCAACGCATCCACAAATGACCGCCTGGTGCCAGCAAGTTGATAGTGGATGCGTTGCAACCCAGGACACA